CATTCTCAGGGCGGGACACGCCCATTGCGCCTGTGAAGTGAGCGGTGCAGCAATGCCGCCAGCAGCAGGAACCCACCGAAGCGACTCATTCCGGCTCGATGCCGGGGTGGGCGCAGTAGGAATCCCCCGACTTTAGGCGGGGGAGGATGTCAAAGTCGGAAACGGTACATAATTCGATTTCTTTCTTCTGCCAGCAGGTACAGTCCAGACATTTCTACAGCTTTTTAACACGTATTTCAGTCCTCGGCCTGTCCGAGTACTCTTTGGTTGTTGTCCCTTTGCAGACCAGTGCGTCATCACGCCAGCACACACCCGTCATAGCGTCCATCACCAGTTTGCGCAGGTTGTCGATGTCGGGCTTTGAAGTATGCAGCAGCGGAGCCGTTGGTTTGAGTCTGTTGGCGTTTTTCCCAGTGCCGTAATGAGCCTTTGGCCGGGGCATATAAAAGCCCAAATCAACTTGCAGGGGACAATCAAACGGCTTAGCCGGGGCTTTGCTCTGAATGACCGCACGCAGATTGTCTTTTGCCTTGCGCGAGTTGGGGTCATCGTACACCTGAATGAATTTGCCTCGCTTTGCTGCTCTGGGCCTGCCTTGTGCTTTGGGGTCGCCCAGCACCGTTATTTCAAGATCATATCCCTGCATAGGGTTATAAAGTTCTCCTGTCTGCGCCCCGAAACTCAACCACCCGAAACAGGTTCAAGCGACTTGCAATCCGCTTGTCGAATCCCGTTGCTATCTGTTCAGGGGTCTTGTTGGAGCTAATCACCGTGGAAAGCTGGTTGCTGATTCTGCCGTCCAGAATGTCGTAGAACACGTCATATTCATAGTCGCTGGCCGTGGACTTTAGTCCCAGGTCATCGAGGAATAGGACATCGAGATTGAGGTATTTGTCCCGTAGCTTCTGCTCCGGCGTTTTCGTATCGAAAGCAGTACGTATTCGGCGGCATAGCTGTCCAAAATCGATCACCAGTCCGCTGAAACCGTTTGCAATCGCTACTTTCAGCAAGGCGTACATGGCACGTGTTTTGCCTGTACCGGTATTGCCCACGAAATACAGGTTTTCTACGCCATTCCACTGGTCAAGTTTTAGTCCGGGGAAATCCGATACCTCGGCAGACAGGTAGATCGGCTCAATCAATCGACCGAAAGCGTCCGCAAGCTTAACCGGGGATATACTCTGGTTCCTACGCCATCGGTTCATACACCACTTGCACCACTTACGGCCTCGCTCCTTGTACCTGACCCGGCAGTTATCGCACTTAGCGAAAGCCATTCGCTCCGGCGTGACTATTTCGCTGAGGGGTTTTAAAATCTGTCCGATTGCTTCCATTTTTGTTGCCGCCTTTTTCCTGCGTTCGCGCAAACCAGTTAGTTAAAAATCGCCTGTAATTTTTCTTGCGTTTTGAAGGGTTTGAGATAAGCCATTGCGCAGCCTGCTTGATCGACAATTGAACATCTACCGCCGGATAGGCTTCAGACCACGCCAGAATATCTTCCGGAGTTATGTTTTCAAAACCACCTGACTGCAACGAGAATGTAATTTTTTCTTTTATATTATTATTTTCTTTTTTTGAAGATGAAGATGAAGTTGAAGATATACACGTTACTTTTGCGTTACGTTCGCCGTTACTTTCGGCGTTACTTTCCCGCTTCATTTTTTGCCGATAACGTAAAGCCCGTTCATTCCGTGACTTACGATCTCTGTCTTCGCGTTTCATACGCCGATTAATGACCGTTACTTTTCCGTTACGCTCCGTTACGGTCGCGGTATTTGTAGCCTTCAATTCTTCTAATGCTTGGACGAAATTAACGGCAGTGCAACGACAGAGACGAGCTAACTGTTCGGTCGTCCCAGTGATTTGACCACTGCGATCCATTTCGTGCATAGCACAGAGAAGGTCTATCCAGATACCGCGGGTTGACGGTGAACACATAGATAGTTCGGGGTCTTTCAACCAATCTCCGGTATAAAATTGGAACGCTGGCAATTTAGCCATCCCTGCTCTCCTACCAGTTCCAAGGCTTTGTCATAGTCCGGCTTCATTTTTTGCATTGGAAAGCTGGTGAATTATCAGCCATTGGTATCGTCTCTAATCCAATAGCCAGTCTGTATCAGGGTTTCAATGTCACTCAAAGCGTGAGCCTGTTTGAAGGCCTTTGCGTTTTCATAATTAATTCGTTCAATAATGTGCTTTGGCGGTGGTTGGATGATTACGGAGATACCATGTTCAAGATGGATTTTTATAAACTCCAAAAGTTCCAAGTCCCGTTGCGTTGGCTTATACCGCTTCTGCGGGGGCTTTCGCTTTTTGCTTATTTGTTTTCTTATATGGTCAAAAATATTCATACGAATGGTCTCCACGCCTTGCCTGTTTGGGTATATTAACTTTTGCCTCTGCTTCTTTTGAAGTGTGAGGGTCTTTGGTCCGGCTGTGGGGTAGATCGAAAAGGGTGTTCATCCCTGAATCTCCGATAAGGTTAATAAAATACGCGCGGGGCATAAGGAGAGGAAAAGCCCCGCGCGCACAAGGAAAAAGTAAATGATTGCTGACTACCCCTTTCGCGGTAGCCGGGCATCCGTGCCGAATATCCGTATTCTTTGTTCTCATCCTGAGAAGTCGGTTAGGGGTTAAAGTTTATCTTTCCAGTTGGGGTCGGGCGGGGGAATACATATTCCACGGCTCGCCAATAGCGTTGTGCAATTCGTGTAAAACTCCGCTGCCTGTTTAGTGTCACTCTGGCTTAGGGTGATCCGCTTGCCGTCCTCATTGTAAATCGGACACAGAGAGTAAAGTAAATCTTTGATGAGTTCTTTAGAGGGGGCTACTCCGGTAGGTAAATCATCCCTGACCATTTCCCGCAGAAAAGCGGAAGTGTCCCATCCGTTGTCGTCACAGAAGGCAATGACCCGTTCAATCATGAGGCCGAAGATCGCGCCTAACTGAGCTTTGGATTTGGATTGACGGGCCTTGTTAATCTTTAAGGTATAGTATCCCGTCGGGGCCTCGATTAAAAACTGCATAAGTCGCTCCCGCGCGCCGCGGGGGAATCTCATCTTCTGGCCGTCGACCTTCTGCATCCCTGCTATCTCTATCTTGCTGTCCATGCGTCCCTGCTATTGGTTATTGTCCTAAAAGGGGATCGGTTCGTCGTCCATTGGCGGGGCGTCGTTCAGGTTGTACTTGTCCTCAAACGATTGCTCCGGTTCAGGCTCTTTTGCTTTCCGTTCCCCGACAAACTCAAAGTTCTCCACACATACCCGGAGTTTGCTTTTCTTCGAGCCGTCCTGGGCCTGCCATGAATCGAATTTTAAGCGGCCCTCAATAAAGATCGGGTCGCCTTTCTTGAAATACTTGTTGACCACTTCCGCCCGCTTGCCAAACATCTGGCAGTCCACGAAGCAGACTTCCTCGCCCTGCGAGCCGTCCTGCTTTTTATACTTCCGGTTTGCGGCAAGGCAAAACTCAACTACCGCAGTCTGGTTCGGCAGATAAGATAACTGCGGGTCGCGCGTAAAATGACCCATTAACAAGACTTTGTTGTATTGCGGCATTATGCGGCCTCTCCTCTCCCGTTAATTGCCAAAAGGAATCTCATCTTCTACTTGTTCTTCTGTTTCCTGCTCAGATTCATCCTGCTGCTCTGCGTCATTAAGAGCGTCAATCTGGGCTTTCTTCTTAGCTTCAAATTCGGGGTCTGCTTCTTCTGCCGGAGCATCGTCAACAGTTTTAGATTCAACGCTCTTTTTGAGCCGTTCCTTAAAGCCGGCAACGCCAGCCTGCATACCGCCAGCCATATCAGCGGCATGGTTGTAATCGAACTGCTGGTCATCGGTCTCGATGGCTTTAACGAGGTCTGGGGACATTGGCAGGTATTTAACTATTCTGCGGACAACAGTTTTGCGGGCCATCTCTGCAAAGTCAGTAACCCACGGGCCGTTGTGTTTGGCCTTGCTGCGGTCTCTGATACGCTCGACCTCATCGAGGGTCATAATCTCAAGCTGTCGGCTTCCGTCTTTGAGTTCGGCAACAGCGTAAACACAAACAATCTTGCCTCTGTCACCGCCCAAATAAGGCTTATGAATAAGTTTCTGGTCGAGGCCGTACTCGACATCGAATTTATCCTTTTCGTAAACCACACGGCTTTCTATGCGTGAGATATTGCCGCTTCTGCGGGCCAGGTCGATAAGGCCCTGATAGCCCGCTATAAATTGGCATTCAAAAGCTTTGATTTTGGCGTTGTAGTAAGGAACTAAATAACCTTGTCCCAAAGTCCCAACGCAGTCCAAACCAAGCTCTGCGGACTTCATAACCGATTGCAGAAAGCTCTGCGGGGTGCATTCAAAAAGTTTCGGCTGCCTGCTTGCCGCTACAAGTGCCAGCTTGACAATGCGTTCCTTTGTGATATGTTTCGGTGCTACATCTGCGAGGGACTTTTGGAATTGGTCAGAGTTTAGAAGTCTCTCTAAACTCTGCTTTGCTTTTGTGAGTTGATTAGCATTCATTGTTCAGATTCCTATCTTATTTAGCTTTCTTAAACCGAGCGACTCGGTATTTGGTGATGTTTGCGAACTGAGCAGCTATTTCAGGCAGTTGGTCTTTGAGGGCCTTTGCGTCAATTCCGCTGCGGCTCTGCTCAAAATATGTAACCTGCCCGAATGAACAGTTACCGCCCTCAGCCTGTCCCAAAGCGGCCAAAACTTCGGCCTGTGCAGCATCGCACATCTTTTCAGCATCACGCTTGGCCTGCTGTGCATCGAGCCACTTTTGAACAAGCTCATCGGGGACATCAACAACACTGTTGGGCTCCCGGATAATTCGCTTAATCATCAGTGCTGACGGGGTAACATTTGCCGGTGGAACATCGGCTTGAACGTGCTTTTCCCAGAACTCGATAGCCTTCTCGCAGATGATATTTCGCAGCTCTTTGTCTTCCGGGACGTGGTAAAGCTGGAAGCCGCGGCCACCGAGGACCGCTGCGATATGACAAATTTCTTTGTCAACGCACAGCATATGTACGTGTGCCTGTGTGATGATATGGTCGGGCACTTGGTCAGTGCCCTCGTCCCCCCAATTGCCAAACAGCGGGCCGGTAATGCCGCTGGTCTTTGCGTCTATAGGCTCGTTGCTGTCAATCACAAGGCCGTCAATATTAGCTCCCAGCGGCAAGCCTCTGTCTTTTGCCGAGCGGTATTGATTACGCAGGATTTTACCGAGCCTGCGTTCGGCCAGATTCAAAATGCCGGTTTCAAGGGCGTTTCCTATTTCGGCGGCTTCGCTGCTGATGTCGGACGAATCGACCTTGCCGGTCTTTTCGAGCCAGACATCATAAGCATTTTTGAACGGGTCAACGCCTAAAATAGCGGCAACGTCTGAACTGCCTAAGTGTTTACGTCTGGCCTCTCGTTGGGTTTCGGTAATTGGCATTGTGCTACCTCCTAATCTGCCTCGTTCACTTAGCAATAGTAAGGGCTGCACGTATTGACCGATCCGCATTGCGAGCAGGGCCGAGGCGTGATCGCAGTGGGCATAATACTCTCGCAGTCGGTGCAGATTGTTTGCAGTTTGTTATGTTGCAGAAAACGTTCCATCAGCCGCTCATGGCGATAGAATGCCTCACTGCGTTTCGCACGCGGCCAGGCATTAAAACGGCTCATAGCGCTATTCATTGTCGCCCCTCCGTTCCCTGTATTCAGCCTCTCCAATAACTCTCATGCACTCAATGGCTTCCGTATGCTTGACATCCTCCCCCGCCTAAAGTCGGGGGATTCCTACTGCGCCCACCCCGGCATCGAGCCGGAATGAGTCGCTTCGGTGGGTTCCTGCTGCTGGCGGC